ATAGAAATGTAGATAAGAGAGATGATGTTCCTGGTTGTCAATACTGTACTAAACCAACAAAGCGAGTAATTAATGCGGTTCCATTTAAGTTGAATGGCACTGGCTTTTATTCGACAGGAGGATAATGAAAGATTCTAATTGGGACTTAGACTTACGTGCTGGAGAAATAGGTGAAAGCAAAGTAGCAGATTTACTTCACGCAGATACAGTCGAAGTCAAGACTGATAAACGTTGGAAAGATACTGGAAACTTATTCATTGAATACTCATGTTGGCAACAGAGTACTCAGTCATGGGAAGATTCAGGTATACTAACCTCAAAGGCTACTCACTGGGCATTCGTGCTTGATGAGAGCGTATTAATTGTAAGTAGAGGTCTACTGTTTGATGTGATAGAAAAGTTTGGTAGACCTATCTCAAATAATAAGATGCCTAATCCATCAAAAGGTTATCTAATTACACCAAGCCAACTAATAAATTACCCTAGAGTTATGAATGAAAAGTTTGATGTGGCTGGGGAGCACTACAAAAATTATATGGAGCAGGAGTATCCAATTTGAAGGATGGATTCTTAGTCTTCATCAGCCCCATCTTCATCCCGCTCTTCTTCTTGTTCTTTTACTTCTTCGGGTTCAAGATTATCCTCAGCATCTTTTTCACTATCTGGAAAATCCTTATCTAACCAAGGTCGGAAGCCACCGATTCTGTTGATAAGTTTTTTCAATGCTCGATTATGGCGCATACGAACCGCATCATCACTACCTAATTTCATCTCGGTAGCAATATCGCCATAGTCCATAGATTCAGCGTACCTGTAAAACAATACTGTTCTATCCTCAGTGTTGAGTTTGCGGTACGCTTTATCTATTTCTATCATCATTACATTCATATTACCACCCTCCGCAGGAGCAGGTGGATGACTTGGACCAGTAAGATTTAACTTATGACTACCACCATACTCACCTCTGATTACAGATGGCAATAAAGATTCTACAACCACAGATTCATAGTAATATATATCAGATGTCTCATAGCCTAAAGACTTAGCCTTCCAGCGTTGGCAGTAATCTAGTGCTTGATTGCGGAGTGAGCGATAAATCAAATTCTTGGCGTCTTTCTCGCCTATGGCTTCCCACTCATTTAACTTATTAGGATGTTCCACGAACCATTGATATAAGGATTGCTTTATATCATCTAGTTCAACCATTTCATATTTTTTATGATATTCAGATGAAACGGCAACTACAATGTAGTCCCATTTTTCAATGCGTTGCCATTCCATTTATTTCCACAACTTTCCATCAAATACAAATGACCCGTCCATATTTACTGGGACAAGATGTGGTACTACCTTGGTACCATCTACATACAGCACTCCGAAGCCTTTATGCCAAGTAAATAATCCGCCACGTATATATTTAGCAAACTTAAAATCCATTAGACAGCCAACTTCTAATCCCCAAATAGTTTTAGGATGACCACCAAAATATGACTGAGTATAATGTGTTAAACCCATGCGGTGCGTATGCCCACAGACTACAGACATGCCTGCACGTTTTGCTAAACCAAGTGCGGTAGCACCAGCAGTAGGCTGCACGTTGCCCTCATCACCATGTAAAAGCAACCAGTTAGGTGCCAGTTCATATGGTTTTTCATGATACTTAATACCTAAATTATCTAACTTAAGAAAGTTTTTTAACTCTAACTCAGGTAAGCCAGCAAGTCCTGGTGCTCTCATTTTGATTGTATTAAACAATCTATCCGTGTGATTAGAGCGAATCATATGTTTAATCTTTAATGATTCAAGCACACGATATGTTTCATCTCTGTCTTTACCAATAGATTTTTCGTGTTCTAACTCGGTCCCTTTACTCCATTTTGATATCGTCTGCATATCCATTTCATCTCCAACCGATACGACTTCATCAGGTTTGTAAGACTTAATAAAGCGTGATAGGACGGAGACTGCTTTTCTATCATGATATGGTACTTGAAGGTCTGATACACAGACTATAATTTTCATTTCTTTTTGGCTCGTCTCTTATTCTCTAAGCCTACATTTTTCTTTTTAGATAAGACCCGCAGGTTAGATATCTTATCGTTGCCTTTGCGACCTTTATTATCTATGTGGTCTACTTCTTGATTACGTTTTAACTTTTTACCAGTTGCTTTTTTATAATCATGTCTTGCTTTATTAGTAGATGTAGTCTCAGTAGTGCCATCCTTTTTCTTACGTTTGATGACGTAGATTGGGCGACCACCATTTTGTTTACTGCCTTTGTATGGTCCAAATATTTTCATTTGTCCCACTCTCCTCTCAGTACTAGCAATCCAATGACTGCATAGTTAGCCATATCTTTAAATGAATCCTCAAGAGATTCATGCTCTGGTTGCAAGGCACTGCCATATAAATTATTTATACGTGCCAATTTGTCATGCATACGAACCCTAAGCCCATTGAGTGCACCACCTGGCGCATCCGAAATATTCTTTGGACCGTAATCCCTATGTTTAGATAAGAGTAAATCTACTAATTCTTGAAAGGTTTTTGCAACTGCTGACTCAAAAGAGGCACCTTTATTGTTAATATTAAAGACTTCTCCTCTATCTGCTTCTTGGTTATATGGAAACCTTGCATTTCCAAGTGGGTTATAATCTGCCATACTTCATCACTCTCCATCTTTTTTATAGTTTTTTAAGAAGTCCTCAATCTCATAATCTATGCCACGCATATGCTCGTCAATAATTAAGTCTTCAATAAACATTTTCATTTTTTTGGGACTAGTTTCTGCTGCATACAATGTTGCGAAAGTACCTTGGGTTATTTCTTTTACATAATCTGGTGTATCAGCATTATCGTATATAGTTCTTAATAAAGAGCCAATTAACAACTGATACCCACCTGGAAGAATTAACTTAGGGTCAAAAGGTGGCTCGTCAAGGTCATCTACTAAATGGTCTGTTGCGTCAAATATATTATCAAAGTGTTGCCCACAAGTCTTGCATGGTGGAATCTTTTTATACTTCATATGTTCCAACCTTTTTGTGGAAGTATGAAGAACCTTCTTTGACGTACATAGAGTTAACGTCCTCTCCATCTGGTAGTTGAATAGTTGTTACTGGTAACTCTCTTGATAGTGCTGTTGCAAATTCTTTTCCTGGCTGGTCTCCATCAGCAAATACAAAAACTCTTTCAAAGTCTGCAAGTAATCTTGTGTAATGCTTTTTCCATGAGTTTGCTCCAGGAACACCAACGCAAGGTATACCAATTAGTGATGATACAGTTATGGTATCTATCTCACCCTCACAGATTCCGATGTAGTCCCCTGCTCTTTCAATATCTAAAACATTATACATTTTAGTTTCAGCGCCAGTCATTCCCATGTACTTAGGTTCAATAGCAGGATGAAGAGCACGAAAACGAATATCGACAACACCACTCTTGGTAATATACGGTATGGATAATCTTCCCGAGAATGCTTCATGTCCAACCTCAGGCTCCGAGACTACGCCTAATCGAGCCAGTCGAGCCGCTTCCCTTGTTATTCCCCTGCTTGTTAGGTAGTCTTCCGCCTGAAAGATATTTGTTGCGTATTTGGCTGTTGCCAAGTCCAGTAATTCCCTCTGCGAATGATTTTGCCTCACGTATATCCACGCCTTCTTTCTTGGCTATAATTTGTAAACTGTTGCCCTGCATTCCGCAGGCGAAACAATTAAATATATTTTCCTTGGTATTAAAACTTGCTGAACTATGAGTGTCGTTATGAAATGGACACTTAATATTTACTTGCCCTGTAGTTCTATTCATCTTGGCACCATAGTGCCGTAAAACTTCAACTATATCTGGTAGGTCATCTGTCAAATACATCGCCCAACCTTAACACTAAATAAGAATCTGCTATTGATTTTCCTCGTGCCTTGATAATAACCGCAGGTAAGACGGATGTTCTTTTAATGCCTCTTGCCTCTGAATAATGCGTCGCTTCAATTTGAGCCTCTTTGGTCCAACCAGAGAGGTCAATGCGACCTGATTGACCTGGGGCTTTGGCTTCAATGATGCCGATGTGTCCAAGGAAGTCTGAGCGGACAACAACATCTCCTTCATCTTTAGAACCTCTTCTTGCAAGTCTCTCACTATCAAGTCCAATTCGTCTAAAATAATCTCGTAAGTCGGTTTCAAAGTTTGCTCCTCTGGCCTTATGGCTTTTCCTAGTTGTCATGAATTCTCTGGGATATCTTCTACATACATATACTCTGGATTAAATGCTAACCAAGTAATTAGCGTTCCTCCCGCATCCGCTCTTCCATATCTGTTCTTGACCGAAGCCACGCCCAAAGAAGTTCCAACGGTTCCGAGTGTGCAGATGAGTGCTGGTAACTGGGCAACCTTTCCTTGTAATGCACTTCGTGGTTGACACGGCGTACCCATAACCGCTTCGGATGTGTGATGTAGTACCATAACAGCCGAATTTGTAGCCCTAGCAAGATACTTTAACTCCTTCATAATTGCACGCATTGAAGCGAACTCTTCACCACCATCAGTGGCTACATCCATTAAGTTATCTAATACGATTAAAGTTGGAGGACAACCCCACAACTCTTCAAACGCCTCAACTTCCTCTGCAATATCCTGCAAGGTTGGTGATGACTCGAAGCACCAAATTATATGACTGCCTTTTTGTAGGACTGCTTTAGTCCATCCAACATCAGTATTAAGTTTATGCTCAACATCTGTTTGATTCTTACCTGATATCATTGACGCTAGGCGCATAGCCATAGTATGTGCATTGGTATCAGCGGAGATGTAAAGAGTCGGAACATTTGTTTTTAATGCTAATGCCAATGCAAGTGTTGATTTACCAACACCAGGAGCACCAGCAAACATTGAAACTTCTGAACGCCGTATGATAATTTTGGATGCTTCGAATGCTTTGAAACAACTAGGTAGGGGTTCGCCCCCGATAGATGTCCGTCCTACTGACCTGACAAGTGTACGCATTGTTCCCCTACCTCGTTGTTAAAATGGAAATTGTTCGTCGATTAATTTACTGGTTTGCACTGGTCGACTCCTTGTGGCATTGGACATACCCACATTGCGTATGGCTTGCCCGTCTTGCTGGAGACTCCCGCTTTGTATTTCCTCTGTCCATGTTGACATGTTGGACCTGTTGTATTTGATGGAGCCGATGCCTGGGGTGGTACTGAGGAGGCTGGAGGCTCTGTGTTTATAGTGGAACGTGGCGTCGATAAAGGGGCGGTTGCCGGTGCTCCCACCACCAACTTTTGTACTGCTGCAATTTGAGTAGCATAATCGCCAATGCCCTCAAGCAGTACGCTTAATTCATCCGCAGTATTAGCACGGACATTTATCATATCTCCTGTTGGAGTTTTATATGATACTTGTAGTTTCCATTCTTCTGCCATTATTTTTCCTTCTTTACTGAGAATTGACAATGAGCGGTGAGTCCGCACATGTATTGGCAAGAGTTTGTGTTGGGCAAGAAAATACCTGCCTTACGAGCCTTGTCAAACTGTTTAACCAAGTACTCCATCTTATCGAAAGTATATCCCGACAAGTCTACCATCTCGCCAGTATTGCTACCACGAGACATATAGTAATTACCCCATTTTATTTCTCTTCCAAAAGTTTCTTCAATTCCTAACTTGTAAAAACCAAGTTGCAAACTGCTGGATGGGGTATGTTGTGATGTTTTCAAATCAACTATTACTAAGTGACCATCTACCTCAAAAATTCTATCTATAACCATCTTGATAGGTACATCAGCCACTACTGGCATCAACTCTAGTTCAATTGCTGGGCGACCATCTGGTGTTATCCAGATTTTCCAATTACTGTTTTGCTTGCGCCAAGCAATATATTGTTCGAGCCATAATGGACCCTGAGTTTGCCAAAAGTTAACATCTTCTTTGTTTGGGGTATTTTTTGTGACCTTACCGCCAACACGAGCATTGGTTAAGTCAATTCCATCTGATTCTAAAGCCCATGCTTTTTCCCACAGTTCTATACTCATAGGTTCTCCCTATCGTACATTTCTGTAGCCTTATGGAATGTTGAGCCACCAACTGACCAAACAGAAGGTTCCTCTTGTTTTTCAAGCAGTCTACCAAGATAGTATTGATATCCGCAAGTTAAATAAGTGCTAAAAGCACTATAAGACATGTGTTCTGGTATAGTGTATTCTTCAAGTTTTATTGCCATGAGTGTATGTTAAAGTATAAATTGATGGTTGTCCAGTTAAAACTTTTAACTAGACGAATTAGATTAGGTTGTGTATAATTGATTATAAAATAATATATAATAT